GCGATCTAAGATAGAAAGCTGCTCGTTGACCTGATCTCCGATAAATTCGGCCAAAACCTTGTCGCTGAGCATAATTTGCTTGTCCACTGGTTTCATTATGGTTGCTAACGCAGCAGGGAGTTCCCCCACCACCTTAGCCATCTGTTGAGTGCTCTGTGCAAGATTCGAACTATTCTGTGCAGTATGTATAGAGGTTCCGTACTTGGGCAGAGCCATTGCGCCTGTCTCTATGACCTCTCCCTTGTGAACTGTCGCTGTAGAGACTCCGAAGCCTCCACCGCGAAGGGGACGATTTCCGGGGTTGCCTATAGCGAACGACTGGTTGGGAGACTCTTCTTCGCCTCCTCCTCCTCCGCCGCCGATGGACCCACCCACATAACTAAGGGCAGTCATTATTGCTCCGGCTGCAGCTAGTCGCGCGCCAATCGTCCAGGGGCTCGCTGCGGCGCCGGCTGCTGCGGCTGCTGCGGACTGGAACCCCATTAATTTAAATGCTTTCGCGACTTTATAGATCGCATATGTCATAGCCAAGAATCTTGCGGGGGCGCCACCGGCCAAAGCCAAAAATTTGCTCAAGTTTTTAACACCAGCGCTGAGCCACTCAATTACAGGACGTAAAGAAATGGCCACTTGCATCATGGTCAGTCTTAATTCTTCCATTATGGGCGTTGCTTCTCTGGCCAGGTCATTCATGGTCTTTTGCTTTTCGGCGGCTGCTTCTTGCTCTGCTCTTTGGACCTCTAAGCTCGTATTAAAGAAATTGGCCGCTTCGCCTACATCTCTAAAGCCTGCGGCGCTAGCAAACGCCTTCTTCTCAAAACGAGACATGCTCTCAAACGATTTGCCGCTCATAGCCTGTGTTTTATGGAGCATCTCCAGACGCTCGGCTTCTGTGGCGTATACCATTTCTACGGAGTTAAGGTAAGGTCCGCCTAGGACGGCGTTGAGGCGCGACACGGATTTAGCGGAATCTTCAAAGGTATCATATTTGGCGGCAATACTCATTAAATTATTGAGAGAGATACCGGTCTGCTGGGCCACAATAGCCAAATCTTTAAACACCTCTTCGGCTTTTTCTCCATGTGCCGCTAATTGGGGCATTAATTGGTTAAAGTCACCTAAGAACTGATTGACGTTCATATTGAGGGATCTACCAAATTGAATTAGTTGGGTTGTCGCAGCTTTAGTTTCCGCTCTTCCCTTGCCAAGAGTCTTGCTAAAGAATTCCATAGTCTTAGCAGCTTGATTGCCTTGAATTCCGGCCATTTGGAGTTCAGCGGTGAAGAGAATGAGGTCTTTTTGAGCCTCCTGCGTTCCAGTTCGGAATAACGTCAGGGAATCCATGAGATTAACTGAGGCTGCAAAGGCCTCTTCCATCCCGAGGCCCATCATTCGTAGCGAATCGGATGCATCGACCGTGGCTTCTGCTAAAGAAGCATTAGCGCCTGTGGTCTTGATGAAGTTGGCGTAAAGCTTCTCCTGTCCCATAAGAACATTTTCAAGAATACCAAGGTAGGCTCCTCCAAGCATACCCGATTCCCACATCTTTTTCATATTTTTGGCAGTCTCGCCGGAATTGGTTACCATCAGCCCGAGGCTGCCTATCATCGTGTCGCTGCTTTTTTTAGCAATACCAAAGACAGCGGCCCATTTCTTTGCGGCTCCCTCTACGAGGCCGGGCATCTTCTTAAGGTCGTCTAGTTCTTTTTGACGTTGTTTCTCTTTCTCGTTGCCAAGCTTGATTTCTTCTTCGAGGGTCTCTTTACGATCTGTTGCAAAACTCGCGCTATCGGCCGCATAGTCTCGTAAAAGCTGTTGTTTTGTCTCAAGGTATTGACGTTCTTTGTCGGACAATCCCTCTTGTTCGTCCAGAATGGTCTTAATCTTCTCGGCCGCGGCCAGAGTGGCCTGTTGACCCTGTGATTGTACCCTGTAGAGTTCTTTTTTGAGTTCCAGCGCTGTCTTTTCTTGGGCGGCGATCTTTTCGGTGTCGCTGTATTGTTTGCCAAGGCCCTCTTCAATTAATAGCTGGTTCGCTAAATAATCTTTTTGCTGGTCAAGAACAGTTGTTAAATCTGGTGGTGTTGTGGGGGGAGCCATTTAGATACCCTCAGGAGGTGAATGGCCAAGGGATTCCCGTGACGTCATGAAAGCGGCTTCCGACGCGCTCTACCTGGCTTAAGCTGGCACGTGCCTGTGGGCTATTTGGCCCATGTCTCATAATGTTTTGAAGATGGTGCTTCTCTACCCCTAGGGCTGCAGATAAGGCGCCAATTTCGCTTGCGGTGCCTGATATGTTCATATGGGGTTGTGCACCCGCTAGCAACTGTCCCAGGGCGTAGCCAAGCTCGGCTCCAAGAGATGTGAGGACGCTTTCGTCTAGCTGTCCCTTTCTTTTAGAGCCCAAGTCAAGGGTCGGTTTCTGGATTTCATTATTGTCGAGCATTCACTTTATCCCTTTAGCGATATACATAATTAGCAACTACTTCTTTTTATGTGCTTTTTCGATAGCTTCTTTTTCATCAGTAAGCTGTTTTGCCAGTCTTTCTACAAACCAGGTTCGGATTTTAATGGGAAGGTTATAGGCCTCGAAAAAGCTCCAGGCTCCATGATATTTTAAGAAAAAGAACTGTTCATAAACATATTCTATATACTCACTGCCCAGGCCAAAAAAACTCTGCCGTTAACGGCAGATCTACCTCCTCTGTGTGGGCGCACACGTCACATGTATATTCACATTTCAAATTTATATCAGGACTTACGCTAGTAAAGACCTTTCTCAAGTGCCTGCCATCTAAGGTAGGCAACGTCTCAATAAACTGATTAATGTGTTCGGGACGTGAACTGCCATTTACAGAAGAAATGATCAAACGTAATTGATCGGTAAAGGGCGTTTCCGGCAATTTCTTTTTTCTTTTCATTTCTGAAAGCTGGATTACGCGCTTTTCATCGGCACCGGTTAAGAGTCCAAACTCCACATTCGCCTGAGTTTTCGGAAGTACGGTGAAGAAAGTGGTTCCCTTCACATGTGATACTCCTTCAGGAAGCTCAGATTGTTTCACTTGTTGGGCGGTTTCTAGATCAAAGGTTTCTTTGTCATTGGCACCACATATTGCACAAGTTACGGCAACGCTATAGTCAGGTCCAAACCCGGTGATGCGGGAGGAAATTAATAAGGCGTTCTTATCTCCAATCAGTAAACTTTCAGGCTTAATAGTTGAATCTACCAGAATGTTGCGTAAGAGATGGTCTAAAGCCACCCCCTTTTTCAACAGGGCTTGAGAAGTTAGAATATCTTCCTCTTTTGCCGTCATGTATCTGATTTCGATACTGGTCTGTTCATGCAACGGATGTTCGGGAGGGTAAAACTTCCCTTCCGACGGGATATCCACAAACTCGGTGGGCAGCACGTATGCAAATTGTTGGTTTGATGCACCTTGATCGAGTGCACTGATGGGCGCGTCGCTTGAGGGTGTAGCCCCCACGCGCTCTTCATTATTTCTTATAGCCATTTATACCTCTTTAATTAATTAACCCGGGGATCCTGGCTTTGCAATGACTTGCGCAAAGTCAAATCGGATGGTAAGACTAATCTCAACCATATCCGCACTTGCATAATCCAAGTTACCAAAGTTAACTGCGGTAATCCATGGATTATATAATTTCCACTCTTCTACCACCTGGTTAGGTACATCGTCAATTTGCCCAATCTGGCGTAACTTAACAATCTGGCCCAAGGCATCGGTGGCCTCCGCTTTAGAAGGTGTAAATAGGCCCGGTCGAAGGGGCTCGTTGAGAAGACGATCTGGAATTTCGTATCCGGACATTCGTAACTTATGGTATAAAATAGTAGAAGTATCGGGATCAATTGGATCCACTAACGTAACCTCTATTGTATTCCAAGTCACGGTCCCAGGATAATAAAACTTATGACCAAAGAAGTTGTGTGGCGTCTCATCAACCGTAAAAGAAGGTTTCTGCGCCGTCTTAATTAAAAAGGCGTCTATGCCATCGATATTCAAGAGCCACCGGTGTTGCCTTTTTGGCTCTAATCTAGCATCTGCCCAAAATCTCTCTGCCATTGGTTTAGTTCTCCTCTACCTTAAATAGTTGGCTTGTAAAATTAATCATCGAAGGATGCTCCAGAATCTGTTACCACAAAGTCCAAAGCAATAAATTCAATTGCTCTAGCGGGCTTCAAGAATATCTTAGCATACATGATATTTCTATCAATCATCTCCGGAGTGGTCGTGCTCTTGTTGAGAACGACTCTGTAGTCCATAAGTCCTTGGGCGGCTTTAATACCGCTCAGGAGCGATTCTACGCGACTACTGAATTTGTCCCAGGTGGACATGATGTTTTGCTCAAACAACGTCGTAGCGGCCAATCTAGACACCTGTTTCTTCACATAAATAAGCAAGCGTCTTACGTTAACGCGGTCCAGTGCAGATGCCGTGACTTGCAGGGTCTTTTGACCGAAAATCACAATACCTTCTGCTGGGAAAGTCGCGATAGGATTGATGTTGGCTCCATAAAGCTCGTCGCGCTCTTTAGCATTAAGTTGATATTTAACACCAACAACTGGGATTCCTGCGGCGCCTTCACTAAGGCCGCCTCGCGTGAATCCCGCGGGTGCAAACCACAATGCTTTCTTACGCTCGCTATTAGACATTGTACCCAAGGCTACAACCGAAGGTGGCATATCCACAATCTGGTTAGAGTTAGTGTCTCGGATCATTACCCATGGGAAATAAGCCGCTCCATAACTACTGTTAATGCTGCGTAGTCTGAGGTTACGAACCGTGTCGCCAACGTTGGGACGTCTAGTGGCTGCATTCGCAGTACTTTCGCTGCGCGGGGTATAATCTCCGGTGAGATCAATAATCGCTAAAGCGTCGCCTCGTTCCTCACAAGTTTCAATAAGATCTCCTGTGAGAGATTCGTTGTCAATACCAGGCATCGTAGCTAAATTAAACTCCATAAATTCGGTATCTCTCATCGTATCAATTGCACGTTTGACCGTGTGATATTTGTAATCATTGATAGATGTTGGCGATGTGGCAAAAGCACTTTGACGAAGAGGGTCTTTTTCCGTAACATCCCATCCGTCAAATCCGCCATGGAAGAGTGTCGTGAAGCGGTTAAACCCGCCAATATGCCCCTCGTCAGCATCCAGTGTGGATCCAGTTAAGACGGATCCATAACCATATATGGCCGATAGAGATTTAAGGGCAGTCGTAGACTGAACTCGCGAGCCCGAAACAAATACTGCTCCGTTATCGTTAGATCCCGAAAGGTCATCGAGAGTAAAGACAATTGAGGATGATTGGAAGTTATTACTCCCAACCGTCAGGCCGGCCGATGCGGCACGGACGATATCTATAACGCTGTCGTCAAAAGTGTTATACGCCCCCACTCTACCCACATTAACTCCGAAATAGGCATCTGTTGGCGCTGCCATATTACCGTCCGTAGCGTTGATGCGCAGGGGCAAACAGGGCATGAAATAAGAGGCCGTCAAAATACAATTAGAAAGATTATTATTCGTTACTGTGTCAGCGGCATCAGCAAGACTATGATACGCAAAAGAGGCGCTCGCGATGAAGAGTCCGGCTTCATAAAGAGCAACCTCGTTTTCTGCTCGTATCATGGTGTCTCCATAGAGGGTACCAGCTTGGTCCGGGGAGTTGGGATTTAGGAGGTTGCCTAGGCCAATAATATTGTGCCATTGAGGTGCACTGTGATACCCAAACGGTAAGTAGCGGGGATCCATGGCTCCGTCGTCTAAGTCAGACAATGGTTCAATCCGAATAAACTTGGATTGATTTGGCCACGTGCCATATTCCCTAATACGTGCATCGGTGTCATCCCAAGTAATGTAACGATCACCAATTTTTCTACAAAGATAGTCCGCAGAGTTGGGATTTAGGTTACAGTTACTAAAGCGTTCAATCACTACTGGATTTTTGTCGTTGTCGCCAATGCGACGCAACGTAACACTAAATGTGCCATAATCATCAGAATCGTTGGACGAAGGCCGAATTTCTTCGATACTTACTTTAACATTGTTCTGTAGCCATGCACCGTGATTGAGGCCCCAAATCTTAAATAATTTTTGAGCGCCCGTATAGTTGAAAGCGGTGGCTTCGCCCAGATCCTGTCCCACGATCCAGCCTGTTTGGCCATCCTTCTGAGAGAAGGCGTGGTCTTCCCAGCCGTTATTCCCACGTTGTGTGTCTAGGCCAAGTACAATCGCATTATTAATATCGCCCACAGCACTAATGTTGGTAGCGCGGGATCGCGGTGGGCTAGCAGACGCATTCGTTGCGCCTCCCAAACTTCCCGTTCTCAAACACGTATCGAACGTCTCACCCAAGAAATAATTTTGAGAAGCGTTACTATCCGTAATAGAGTCGTTTAACAAGGTTGGGTTGGTATTGAAAACCTTGCGGATATACTTATCACTATTACGATCAAAATTGAATTCAATATGAGTACCGGCAGTTGGGGTACCTGTGGCGCCTAAATCGGCCACCGTACCGATCTGCATTACAAAGTTTCCATTAGAATTGGTTGGGAATAATACTCCTTGAGAGGCGGTGTTGTGGTCAGCAAAGAAGCCGGCGCCGCCTGAAAGGGGGCTTCCAGAGAGTGCAAAACTAACAGTGCTCTTGCCGTAAAATACTGCTCCTAAAACAGCCGATTGAGTAACGTTGGTGGCTGTCTCACCCTCTGCTGCGATATAGGCCCCGGCCGATGCCGAGTTCATCACGAACAGGCCGTAGGCTCCGCCGGCGACTAAGGCCGTGACAGACCCGAAATCAACGGGCGTTGTTTTTGCCCCTCCCCACCCAGCGAGTCCGCCAGGGGTGCCGGTCGTTGCTTTTGAAGACTGATCTCCAAGCAAGCGCAT